CTTGGTACACCACCCATACCATTTTCTGCTAAATTACCACCAACTTGTTGATTATTAGTAAATAAACCTGCTGTAAGACCACCGACTATTGGTACAATGTTTTTACCTATTGCACTTGTAATCATTTCACCATAAGATTTAGCGTCTTCCTTAGCATTTTTACCTCCCGGTTTTTTAGCTAATAATTCACTAATAGTATTTCCTTTTGTTAAAATTTTTTCACCACCAAGTCCTCCTATAGGTCCTAAAATATCATAATCAGGAATACCAAAATAGTCAACACCTGCTGCAGCTGCTGCTAAAGCTACTTCAGGATTTTTTTTTATTGGATCCATAATGTTTTCTTGGAACCATGATCCTATTCCATATTTTTTTCTACCATCTAAACCCATGATACCACCATATGCTGCCATCTGTCTGTCAGGTAAAGTTGGTCCTGTAGGTTTAGGTGCAAAAGGATTAACTGGTTTTGTAGGATCATTAGGTAAAGGTTGACCACCAGCCATTTCTGATTCAGCTAATGCTTGTTGCATAAATTGTTCAAGAGTCATAGGCTCAAGACCTTGCTCCATCATGTCATCAACGTATTTTAGATACTCTTCTTCTAGTTGAGCCATTATCATTTCTTGCATTTGTTGAGGAGATTTAGGACCTTCATTACCTCTATATTTAATAGATGGTGCGTTAGTCTCTAGTTCTTCTGAAATTTGTATATCTTCTATTCCCATGGTTTTACTAGTTTACTTTGTTTTACTGAACAAATCAAGAGGAGGCATAATAACTTTTACGTCTTGCGCCATTTCTTCTGCCTTATACCCTTTGGTTTCCCAGTCTTTTCTTGTCTTAAAAACTTCTCCAGTTTCTTTGTGTCTATATGTTTCTTCTACTTTAGCGTCATATACTTTCATTATGTTGTTACCTCTTTCTTAATGTTTAGATAGCTAATAGCTACATCAAACGAATCTGATGTGCTCGATTGCATTGTAAAAGTTTTACCACCTTCTACTATTAGCGGTTGAGTTAATAATTCTGTTGTAACATTTGCTGTAAGTGCTGCTGATTTAATAGCTGTAATACTATTGTTAAGAACCGTTACACTTGGAGTTCCAGCTGAAGTAACAAGTATAGATTTAATAACTACAGTTTCATTAACTGCAGGAACACTAGCACCTAATGGTGTGAGAGCGCTACCACTTGTACTATTATCTATACCTGCAAATTTATATTGGTTTACTACTGCCATTAATCTAAAAAGAAGCTTCTAGCTTCTATCTCTTGTTTTAATTCTTCTTGAAATGTAGTGTTTAATTTCTCTAACACCGCATCTAAATCTCTAACTAAAGATTGTGCCACGTCTTCCTCATACTCGGAGCTTGCCCTAGTTAATGTTTGTACTATTTTAGCCATTATGTTTTATATAAATTTTTAGCTCGTTCTAATAACATATTACGTAATTCCTCAGTGCTTGCTAAACCTGCAGCAGCTGGATCTAGTGTACTATCCGCTCCTAAAAATCTTAAAATTAATTCATTATCTGTTGTAGTGTCGTCAGTAGTGTCGTCAGTAGTTTCATCAACATCTACACTCATAATACCGTCACCTTTTGAATTGTCAAACCTTCCTGTAAGAACATTATCATCACCATATTGAAAACCTTGCATTGGATTACCGTAAGCATCTGTTTTACCTGATAGTCTATTTGCCATATAACTTTGATATGCATCTTCAAATTGTTGTTGAGTCATACCAAAACTTAATCCTGGAATTCTACCGGCTCTAATAACTTTTTCAAAATGAGGTCTGTTTTTTGATGCACTCCAATCAGAAAAAACTTGTGCTGGTCCTTCAAAAAGTTTACTTAAACCATATAACTTAACTGGTTTTCTATAATCTAAAAAATTTTGAAAAGCTTGTTCTCTTTCATTTAATTGAACTGGTCCAATTGGATTTTTATCTCCCTGACCTGTTGCTATGTTGTGATTATAAGTTTGTAATGCACTGCTTCTGTCTTCATTGCTTCTAGAACCAGTATTTTGTGGTGTGTGATCAACTACACCTCCAGCTCCAGGATTATAACTTTTACTATAACTTTTACTACTACTAGGACTACTATAAGCACCTCTACTGTAAGACTGATCTCCGTAATCAGAACCACGATACCCTGGTCTTGAGCCATCTAACGATTTAGTAACTCGTTGACCTTGCGAATACAGCATTCTTTTATCTATCATTATCTTCTTCCTCCAGCATGTATATCTAACCTAAAAGTTCCTAATTTCCAACTGGTATCTACAGCAGTATTGGATATTGTAAGAGCTATAGCTCTTGCTCTTGCACGTGTATCTACTTTATCTGTGCTTGTTGTTACTGTAAAAGGACCTAACGATGAGCTTGATGCTGCATTATTAGGATAATTTCTTAAATCTAATTGTATAATAGCACTTCCTTGTTGTGATATAAAGTCAGGTATAATTCTACTTACTCTCATAATGTTTTCACCATCACCTCTAAGGTCACCTAAATTAGTTGCAGCCCCTCTTACAACTTTTTGTGTAATATCATAATCACCTGATGTAATATTAGCTGGAATAGCTGTGGTTACCCCAAGTCTAACTTGGTTAACTCCTGTTTCATGTTCATAGTAATATGAAACTCCTTCTGTGTTTCCTGTTACGTCAAAAGATGTATCCGTGTCTGCATCATATTGAGTTCCATGAGGTAAACCAAAAACAGAGGAGTCTTGCCATGTAGTTCTAATAAATAAAGGACTTGCATTTACAAACCATATAGGTCGTTTAGGTGTTGAATCTAAATAACTATAAGTAACTGATTGTGTATTAACATTAGATCCATCTTCTGGATAAAACCAAGTAACTTCTCCAAATAAATTATTTATTCCTGCATAAACAAATTGATTAGATGTTGTATTTAAATTGTCATAAACATAATCTTCTACCAAACAGTCCATAGATTCTAGCTTACCAGTGTATCTAAAAAAACCATTATCAGACATCCAATACGCAGCACCATCAACTTCAACGGCTGCATTCATACCAATCAATCCACAGTTTGTACCAACTTGTTCAAAGGCAAACGTAAAAGGAGTTCCAACAAACCTCATAGTAAATAAAGCTGTGTCACTCCAAACATATAATGCATTCCTACCAAGTTCAGCTCCCATGATCCGTGATCCGGCGGCCAGTCTTTGTGTACCAGCACTATTTTCAGCTGTGGGTGTGTAGTCATTAATATTTTCTTGAGAAGAGAAACGTATAAACATATCATCTTGAGTTGTTTTATCACCGATAGTTGTCTCTGTTCCAAAAAATACTAAGTGACGGTCAGGTGTTGATACTAACATATCACGTGATGCTGTTGGTGCACCTGATATAATTGTGGCCCTAGTGTTTGTAGCGTTTGTAGCATCTGCATCCCATTGAAAACATTCTCCATTAAATATTAAAGCAATAAGTGTACTACCCAGGTTATCTAATGCCCACATACCAGGTTCTGCAACGGTATCTGTGTTAGCTGATGACTGACCCCAACCAGAATAATTGCTGTAATCAGTTACAGTAGCACCGGTGCTGTGAGCAGCTCTGGTTGTTCCCCTTACAGCTCTTGTAATACCTGTTAAATCATTTCCAGATACGCCTGTGTAAGAAATTTCTTCGGTTCCTACTTGAATAAAATTTGTTCCTGTTGTTGGAAAATTAAGTGTAGATGTTAATGTAATACTGGTTCCAGATCCACCGGTACCATTAGCGTCATTTAATAATGCACCATTTAAAGTTGTTGTTTGAGGAGAAGTAGATGTTCCACCCCATTGTGATATTCCATAACCGAAAACCCCAACCTGTTCTGCTGGGCCTACATGATAATATTGAAAATAAGTTATACCGCCAGAAGTTGTAGCTCCTGATCCACTTTCATTACTATCCATTGTAATAGTTAAAGTGGTAGAAGAAGTTACACTTGTTACCATAAATTTTTTATCACAAAAATCTGTATCGGTAAAATTAGAATTTGTAATAGAACTAAAAGTACTTGTTTCACCAAATAATATAATGTCACCTTCTTCAAAATTATGTGCACCACTAAATGTAATTGTAACAATAGGTGATCCGTTAGATGTGCTAAATGCATTTGTAATAGCTGTTCCTGATGGATTAACTAGTGGATGTATATCATAGTACACTTCTCCTGTGTAAGCATATAAAATTCTATTTGTGCCAATAATAGCATATTTAATACCCTCTTTATTAACCATGTGATGCAAACCTCTAGCTGCACCAGTTAATTTACTACCGCCTAATTGGTTCCAACCACCTATTTTTTCTGGTGTACCATACCTAAAACGCACATTTTCACCACCAGTCCACTGAGACTCAGCGCCTGTTGATGTAACCTGTTTATTAAATCCCGGTAAAAAACCTAATTTTTGTAACATAAAAATCCTATAATATTTAGGCAGGAGACGATGTGGTGGAATCTCCCGCCAAAATATTATTCTACTACATTCTTAGGTAAATTTAAAGCCTTTAAACCAAGCAGGCAAGCCTAAATGTGGTCGTCTATCAAATATATTATCTTTATTTTCCAATAGTTTATTATTGTAATGTAAAAAAACTTGAACACATGTCTGTTCATTAAATTTTTCTCTCCAATGCTCTAGTTTATCTCCTTTATATATTAACATATCTCCTGGTTTAAGATCTACTTTAATACCAGCTTGTCCTTGTTTACCTGTGGGATCAATGTAAATGGGCCACATAGAACCCCCTAAATTTACAGTTGCAGATATTTCACAACTATATCTATCTGTGTGTCTTTTTAATTCATCCCCTTGTGTATACACTCTAGCATAAGAATAAGTTGGATTTAGTTTTAATTTAACATTTTTTTCAACAGTGGGTAGAGTTTGAAGTAATAAAAGTTCCATAGCAATATCAGCATAATGAGAATATGTTTTTGGACATTGAATATCTCCCAATATTCCCCACGATTCTTCAAAAGGAGAAATATACCTACTTTTAAAAAATGTTTCAGTAACCTGTTTTTTCATTAAAAAATAATTATAAACAAAGTCAGCAATCTTAGGGTCGATAGCTTTTCTAATAATAGTAAATCCGTCTTTTTTAAAATTATATTTTTTCATTATTTAAAAGGATAACCTAAATTCCATAAAACTAAAGAGTGTCGAATACCTTTCGTTATTGGTTTTACTCTATGCCACACGTGAGAAGGAAAAACAATAATCGATCCTTTAGGTAATATTTCCTTACACTGAATAGTCAGGTTTGGATTATCTTTATTCCTAGGTTGAAACTCTAGTTCCCCTCCTTTATAATCTACACTATCACTTAGTTGACAAGTTACAGATAATTTTCTTATTTTACCAAGAAAGTTTATATCTGTTGTATCTTCATATGGTTTATGAAAAGAATCAGAATGCCAACCATAATACCCTTTTACTTTATATTTAGTAAACTGAATTTGTTCGGACCAGTCCCACTGAAAATTCCACCCCGCCTGAAAATTTGCTTCATGTATGTATGGTTGAATTTCTTTATAAATCCATCGGTCATCTAACCACACTACATCCGACTTTCTTTTTTTATGTAATTTTTTTTCTTCTTTTTTTGTAAGAGGATCTTTTTTAACATCTCTTTTTGTTCCAAAAGTTCCAGTGATAGCTGGTATTTCTTGTTTCTGTGATGCATATTTTATAACTTCATCACAAAATTTAGAACTTAATGCTCCTG